AGACTTCATTCCGCAGTAGCTCAGTGGTAGAGCTATCGGCTGTTAACCGATCGGTCGTAGGTTCGAATCCTACCTGCGGAGCCATTTATGGAGAGCTGTCCGAGTGGCCGAAGGAGCACGATTGGAAATCGTGTAGGCGGTAACCCCGTCTCAAGGGTTCGAATCCCTTGCTCTCCGCCACTAATTATCAATACATAACAAACGAAAAAATACCAGGGCCCGTTGGTCAAGCGGTTAAGACACCGCCCTTTCACGGCGGTAACACGGGTTCGAATCCCGTACGGGTCACTTATATGATGGAGGATTAGCTCAGCTGGGAGAGCATCTGCCTTACAAGCAGAGGGTCGGCGGTTCGAGCCCGTCATCCTCCACAATTATCATCGCGGGGTGGAGCAGTTCGGTAGCTCGTCGGGCTCATAACCCGAAGGTCGCAGGTTCAAATCCTGCCCCCGCAACCAAAAAATGGTCCGGTAGTTCAGTTGGTTAGAATGCCTGCCTGTCACGCAGGAGGTCGCGGGTTCGAGTCCCGTCCGGACCGCCATTTATAAAAAGGCTCGGTAGCTCAGTTGGTAGAGCAACGGACTGAAAATCCGTGTGTCGGCGGTTCGATTCCGTCCCGAGCCACCATTTGCCGGTCTAGCTCAATTGGTAGAGCAACTGACTTGTAATCAGTAGGTTGGGGGTTCAAGTCCTCTGGCCGGCACTCTAAATGATGGAGGGGTAGCGAAGTGGCTAAACGCGGCGGACTGTAAATCCGCTCCCTCAGGGTTCGGCAGTTCGAATCTGCCCCCCTCCACCATTTTATAAATAGGGGCATAGTTTAACGGTAGAACAGAGGTCTCCAAAACCTCCGGTGTGGGTTCGATTCCTACTGCCCCTGCCACTATTTTATTTATTCATCTTCAGATTATGGCGGTTGTGGCGAAGTGGTTAACGCACCAGATTGTGGCTCTGGCACTCGTGGGTTCGATTCCCATCAATCGCCCCATTTTATCATTGGGCTATAGCCAAGCGGTAAGGCAACGGACTTTGACTCCGTCATGCGTTGGTTCGAATCCAGCTAGCCCAGTTGCATTTTTTTAAAAACAACAGCATAAGATGTATTAGGTTCTTTTACATGTTGCGGAAGTAGTTCAGTGGTAGAACATCACCTTGCCAAGGTGGGGGTCGCGGGTTCGAATCCCGTCTTCCGCTCCAAATTACGGCGGCATAGCCAAGTGGTAAGGCAGAGGTCTGCAAAACCTTTATCCCCGGTTCGAATCCGGGTGTCGCCTTTCTATTGCCGGGGTGGTGGAATTGGCAGACACACAGGACTTAAAATCCTGCGGTAGGTGACTACCGTGCCGGTTCAAGTCCGGCCCTCGGCACCAGTTTTACTTACATGTTTGTTTTAAAATATAATCATATCAATGATCTACTTATGTAGATCATTTTTTTATTGCTTCGGTGATTGAAGGGTTATTTCAGCACCAAAAAAAATAGGTAAGTTTTATCTATCACAATTCGATAAATTTTGTGGTAAAATTAAAATTTGAAATCTAATATTTATTTGAAGGAAATCGACTATAAAGGTAGAATAAAGATATAAGAACGTATGTTTGTAGAGAGGAGTTCTGTATCCAATGGAGATTAAAGTTGAGACGCTAAGAACCCTAGTAGAAGAAGCAGACTTTGAAGGCAAAAAAGAGTGGGGTGAGAAATTAGGAATTACTGAGGATAGGCTAAATGAAATAATCAATTCTGGAAAAGTATCTTCTCAAGAAGAATTATTTGATTTATGCAGCTTTTTTGGAGTTACTCCAACAGACCTAGAAGTGAGAGAAAGACAGCAAATCGATTATAGAGAAAGGGAAGCTGGAGATAATTTTATAGACGTAGTAAATAATGAGATCCTTCCAATTCGTCCTTATAAAGTATTAGAAGTATTTGCGGGCGCAGGTGGTTTAATGTTGGGGCTAGAGAAAGCCGGTTTTGATACAGCTGCTGCTTTAGAACTCAATAGGCATGCCTGCGCTTCACTTAGAACTAATCGACCTAACGTAAATGTAATTGAAGGTGACATAGCTGATATTGTTAAAGAAGGAATAAGAAACTACATCGGTGATGAAGAAATAGATGTCTTATCCGGCGGTTACCCATGTCAGGCTTTCAGTTTTGCAGGCAGGAAACTTGGCCTGAAAGATGCACGAGGAACGATGTTCTATTGGTATGCACAGTTATTAAATGAGCTAAGACCGAAGATGTTCCTTGCTGAAAATGTGCGTGGACTAGTTAGTCATGAAAAAGGAAAAACACTTCAAGGAATGATGGATGTATTCGATGAAATTGGATATAACGTAACTTTTAAAGTTTTAAAGGCTACGAACTATAATGTTGCCCAAAAAAGAGAGCGAATTTTTATTATCGGTGTACGTAAAGACCTTGAAGCAGAGTTTAGATTCCCTGCACCTCGTGATTATATACCAGTTCTTCGAGATGTATTGCAGAACGTTCCTGAATCACCAGGCCGTCAGTACCCACAACGTAAACGCGAGATTATGGAGATGGTTCCGCCTGGAGGATACTGGAGAGACTTGCCTGTTGAGGTTCAAAAGGAGTACATGAAAGGTTCTTTTTACTTAGGTGGAGGTAAAACTGGTATCGCAAGACGTATTTCTTGGGACGAGCCATGTTTAACATTAACAACTGCACCAGATATGAAACAGACAGAGCGTTGTCATCCTGAAGAGACTCGACCTTTCACTGTGCGCGAGTATGCACGTATACAGAGTTTCCCTGATTCTTGGGCGTTCGAGGGTTCAATGGGGGAACAATATAAACAAATTGGGAATGCTGTTCCTGTTGAATTGGCTCGTCATGTTGGACTAGCGATGATTCATACTTTAAATGAGATAGTAGCGCCTAATATTATCAACTATAATGTAAATGAAAATGAACGCGAAGTTATGGAACAAATGAACATATTCAGTGTTACTAACTAAATTTTAAAAAGGTACCTGCTTAATTATTCGAGTTAAGGTACCTTTTTATTACTATTTCTGCTCTATTTTATTAGACAAAGGAAACCCATTATAGTGTTTGAAGTTTTCATTGAACAATTGTCTTACAATATCTACATTGTATTGTTCAGCTGCTTCGGCAATATTTTGGAAAACCGTATTATTTGTTGATTGTGGTGTTATCTGTTTTTCTTTGAGGAAATCATCAATTGTTCTTGGAAGAGCTTCGCATAGTTCTGCAAAAGCATTTGGATTCCCTGTTACTAGCTCATAAAACTTGTCACCAGATGCTTTATAAATCTTCGGATTATCCTTGTTATGTATGGTTATTTTCCAGTGAACAAGGAAACTACTTGGAGCAATTATCTGTACCCAATATGCCTTATCTTCGACATTTTCATCTTCAGATACATACGCTTCTAATTCGGTATATAAATCTTTTTGATTACTTCCTTTTACTGTATTATGTTTATTTTTAATGTCCGCATATAAAAGGTCATCTTTTGCTTTAATATCGTATCCTTCTCCGACCGGGAATTTTTCCAAACCTTCAATTCCACCGAGCAGATTTTCATGAAATTCACCAATAGCATTATTCAATGATTTGTCTATCTTCCGGTTTATTTCAGCCATTATTTTTTCAGCAGGAGATTGCCCTAGAAACTTCATATCAAATAAAAGTTTAATCGGGTCAATCATGTTGTTATAAAACTTTTTTATTGTAAATTCCTGTTTTGCATTTTCATATTTTGTGTATAGAACTTGGATACAATTAAAGAGATGTTGGTCAGAAATAAAATCAACGTATTTGTTCTTTGTCTGTTTCGTCAATACGTTCCCCCCAATTTAAAACATTTGTAATAAAATCCTAACACCTAATACAAATATTCACAAGAGAAAAGTGTGATATTTTGTAGGCAGGTCTCACGACTGCTTCAGCGATATAATCCGTAGGAAGGAGCTAGAGAAACATGAAAACATATGGATATGGTCCGTGTCTCTACTATAAACCACAATGAAAAGCCGAAGAAGACGATTCATCAGTATTGTCAAGCATACTTAATCGACCTAGAAAGAATCTTCACCTAAAAAGAAAGAGAAGGGTCCGATGGGAAATTAACATAAATGGTAATTAACGGGTGTTAGGTGAGTGGTCATATTCAAAACTGGAACCGTTTAGGAAGAATATGAGTCACTTGCTTATTCCGACTGTTGAATTTGAATCATTGGGAGCAGTTCATTTCAATTTCTAAGTCAATTGACATATCATCAGGTTCTGGTAACTGTTCAAAAAAATCTTCGCTAGATTTCTGAATTTGAATGTGAGATGATTAAAGACAGTTCACGAATCTCAGGTACATACAAGTCAATTCAAAGTAGTATTCCTTTTTAGAATCATTCATACTTGGAAAGCGAAGATACGGAATATGATTACAAGCAAACTAGGTTGGGAACCTATAAGAGTGAAGTCCTAGCGGCACATGCCTATGATTGAGCTCAACTTATTTGATCAATACGAAAAACTCAATTTTGACAAAGAGTTCTATTTAAGCAGTTTTGTAATCAAAGTTTCCTAGTTGTAAGCTGGGTTAAAGGAATGAATAAATGAATAGTAAATTTTCTTAAGAAAGTATTCAGATGAAGTTTCTGCTGCAACCGCAAAAACAATTATATTAAGGAAAATAATCTTGATAAGCTATTTTGATTCATTTATATTAGGAAGAAAAACGTAAACTCACTAATTAATAGTGGTTTTTTAATACTTTTAATCATGTAGAATAATATATAATATAGATGTGAAAAATGAGGTGACATAATGGAAAAACTACAAGAGTTTTCTAAACAATATCAAGATGAAATGAACTGGAAAATTAAAACAGGTGATTATAAGAGAACAAAATCTTCCTTATTAAATAATTATATGCTACTTACTACCGAAGTCGCAGAGATAGCCGAAGAGCTACGTAAAGCATTTAATATGACAAACACTTTAATCAATGAAGGTATCGAAGAGGATAAAGCGTTTGAAATAGCTAAGGCTTCAATCAAGGAAGAACTGAGTAAAGAATTTGCAGATTGTTTGGCTTATATTACTAAGTTCGCTAATTATTTTGATATTGATTTAGAGGAAAGTTTTTATTCAAAAATGGAAGAAGTAAAAAACAGAAAGAATAAAGATGTTGGACTGAAAAGATAAAAAAACAGAAATTCTCCTTTACAACGGAAAATTCCTGTGGTATATTATTTAATGTCAGTTGAAACGAACCTAAATGATCAAAATTAGTCGTATCAACTTGATAGGAAGTTGGATTATTTTATAGGTTCAAATTCAGTGATACCAACTGATTGAACATATATATCACATTAAGGCGAATAAAAGCCCGCATTATATGCCGGTGTGGCGGAATTGGCAGACGCGCACGACTCAAAATCCGCGGATACATTCCGGTGACATAAGCGCTAATATGACGGGCGATCTACGCAATGTAGGTGGCTTTTTTGCGTTCGCATTCGTACGATTACGTTTATTTAACACAAAACGGAGGCGATGCGGTTGGTTAGGCGGTCAAATATAATAGCGGCAGTCCCGGATACGGACAAGCCTGAAATTGAATTAACCGATTTTGAAACGGCATACAACGCATTCATACGAGAATGTAAAATTAAGAATCTTTCGGAACATACGCTTAAGTATTACCGGAACGAACTACTGTCATTTCGCTCGATGCTCGAGCAGCAAGGCGTATCGACTAGACCTGAAAAAATAACGCTACCGATATTAAAAGAGAACGTTATTGTGTACATGATGGATAAACTCGGAAGGAAAGAGACATCGATCAATACAAGGCTTCGCGCTATTAGGGCGTTCTTTAATTTCCTCGAAAAGAACCGTATGATAGACGATAATCCGGCGAAAGAACTTTCGTTGGTTAAACAGAAGAAAGAGGTAATTGAGACGTTCAGCCGTGAGCAACTTCGGGATATTCTACGACAACCGGATCAGGGAACGTTTACAGGCTTTCGGGATTATACAATCATGTTATTACTCATCGAAACTGGTGTGCGTGTAAGAGAACTGACTGATATAAGCGTCAAAGATATCCGTTGGGAGGATTCGCAAATACTGATTAATGGGAAGGGTTATAAAGAACGTCTTGTACCGATTCAATCGACTGTTAAAACACGGTTAAGAAAGTACGTTCAGATACGCGGAGATGTACCGAATGGCGCTTTATTTGTTACGATAGACAATACCCCACTAACAACACGACAGGTTCAGAATCGACTTTCTAAGTATGGCCGTATGGCAAATATTAAGAATGTTCGGTGTTCTCCACATACATTCCGACACACCTTTGCAAAGATGTCTGTTCAAAACGGCGCAGATGTATTCGCACTTCAAGCCGTACTTGGGCATTCAAGTCTTGATATGGTTCGGAATTACGTGAATCTTTTCAGCAGTGATGTTATGGATGCGCATAAAAAATTCAGTCCAGTAGAAAAGTTATTTTAACCTCGTCTTTTAGGCGGGGTTATTTTTTTTGTCCATTTTCCGGAGAGGATTCGCAGTTATAAATGACGGACGAAAAAGTTTCGTAATACATGTCGCAAAATTGATGGTAGCCTACCCGTTATAGAAGTGTAAGGCAAACAGATGTTAAGCCGGGGAGATAGCGACACACACACAGAGGAGGAATTCGAATGTTACCACAAATGAGAATCAACGGAGCCGCAGCCGAACTTTTCGTAAAGGGTGATTTACTTATGAAGAATTACGTACCATTTGAACCGGAGATAGACAATACGGAGTGTGATATTGCGGTAATTCAAAACGGAAATCTTGTGCGCATTCAAGTGAAAAGTGCTCGCTCCGAAGACCTCGAAAAAGTTAAATTCGATCTAACGCGATCAAGTGCAGCCTGTCGTTTCTACACAAAAGACGATTTCGATGTTTTAGCGTTATATGATTTCGCAACAAATAAGATCGCGTATATTGATTGGCGGAGTATTACACACAAACGAAGCATTACGTTGAGATACACAGATACACCCTGCAAAAACGGATTCGTTGGAGAAAATGGTCGGCTGTTCTTTGATGATTATCGAGAGCTTCCACAGATTATACGAAGTGTATCGAAGGAGATATCCGCATGAATAGCAGAGGAATGATCGGGTACGCATCAGAAAGACTAGTTGAATCAGATCTTCTTTTCCAAGGGATTGTCGTTTTAAATCCAAGCCAGCCAGATTTAGAGTACGATTTGGTTGCGCAAATTGGGAACGAAAATTTCAAAATACAGGTTAAAACAGGAAAGCGGAAAGATGACAAGGTTCTAGTAGCGGACATTAGAAAATCAGCAAGCCCACGTAACCCATATAAAAAACTGCACTATACAAAAGACGATGTAGACATTTTTGCGATTACAGATCCGGAAACGAGAAGGGTAGCCTATTATCCTGCGGGCGAAGTCAGTCGAGAAATAACTTTCCGTTTTGAAAAGCGAAAATGCAGAAACGGGTATGCTGAGAGGTTGTTCAATGATTTTACAGATATTAAAGCTGCCATAGAAAAACTGTTTTCGCTGCAGAGAATATCCTAGACGGGGTGATAACGAATGACCGACGAACATCAGCGGCTCGTATCCGTCGAATCTCAATCGGAATACAACGTCACGTCCGGCAAGGCCGAAACGCGCATCTTCGTTAAGATGTACGTCGATGCCGTTAAGAAGGGCCTTATCGCGGACATCGGGGCGGAGCGTTGGCAGACTCTTTGCGTACTGTCTTCGTTTATGAACGCTAATGGCGAATGCTACCCGACGCAGGATCAGATAGCAGGCGCGCTAAATCTCAGCCGAGCTGCAGCGAACAGGCGGATCAAAGCGCTGTGCGAATATCGGTGGCAGGAGCGGCCGTTAGTCGTAAAGCAGAAGGCGCGGGATCCGAAGACGCAGCGATGGGATAACGCGCGATATACGATCATGCCGATCAGTCAGCTCGCGATATTCGATGGAGATACGGAGGAGCTTACGTAGCCATGTGACGCCGAGCCATACACGGCGTACCCATACACGGCTCGACTTTACACTAACTAGAACCATCTTTTAACTAGAGCCATTAATAACTAGATAAATAATAGCGCTCAATTAAAACCTTTTCGCGCAGATACTTATTAAATAATAATTCTATCGCGGTAAGGAACATCCGCAAGAGTGAGCGAAAGCGAACGATTGCTAGGTCTTATTAATAAACGGAAGGATGTGCGATATGTTACGAAATATGAACTCGCTACAATTTTCGAAGCCTTAATCGATATCAAGCCGGAAACTCGCGCTTTGGTAAAAGAAGAATTGTCGGTTTCCGTTCCGGAACTACGCGCTAAAGTTTGGCGACTAATTAACGAAGGAGGCGACGCCAACAATGGCGATTGAAATCCCGATCTCACCCGATTACAAACTAACGTCCGATACGCTTAACATCATCGTAAATGAACGCTATTTCACCGACCCGACAAAAGCGCCGAACTGGTCGAAGAAGCTTGCGGAAAATCCGGACGCCGACCCGACGCCGAAGGAAAGGTGGCGCGAAGTAGCGTACCACTCAACGGTCGAACGTGCGGTCCTCGACGTGATGAATCGGCGGTTGCGCGACTCGGATGCGACATCGCTGGCGGAATTAGCACGATTAATACGAGAGTTTCGCGAGGGAATAGCGGCTTTACTGGCGGTCGAGGGCGATTGGTAGGGTCAGCGGTAAAATAGCGTAGAGGTGGCGAAAACATGGCTGAAAATGACGTTAATGTTCAAACGCTAAAAGAGGTCGCAGATGTGTACGGTGTTAAGCTTCGCGACGAAGCTAATCCGAAGGGCTTCATTATCGCATCTAAAGACGGAACCAAGCGCGAATTGACAACGGAAGAGTTCGTAAAATCAATATTACCGGAATGGGAGGGCAAGTGATGACCGAAGAAGTTAAACGATTGCGCTGTGCTGTGGCGGATTTGATTGGCGAGAATGAACGCTTGAAGAATGACATGCCCCGGAATATATTCGCAATGTCAAATGAATTATGCCGCATCAGACAAGAGCTTATGGATTTGAGCGCGGAGAGGTGGCGGCTGAAATCGGAAAACGAAATGCTTATCGAGGAACTTCGCGAATTAAAAACCGAATTAAACTCGGTAGAGGAGGACGAATAATGAAGCCGACAATCACGAAGGAACAGGCGAAGGAATTAGAAGCGTATCGTCGATCCGGCGATCTCGATATACAGATCCTTGAGGCGGCTTGTGACGAGGTTATAGGCGGTAAGCTTGCGAAACTAGACCTTCTAACGCTTGCGGCCGCACTGCTCAACGGATACGAAGTCGAAGCGACGCCGGAAGACCGGGTGCGCGAGTATTACGACGAACTTCAGGAAAAGCAACGGACTTCGCAATCCCGGGGCGTTACGTTCAGCCTTGAATGCGAAAGGGAAGGCGTTATCAATACGCTCAATTTACTCGGAATCAAAATCGAAGGGGTGAACGCTTGATGAAGCGACCAACACCGTACGAATTAAACGAATCAATATCGGCGCTAAAGCTCGGCGTACCCGAACACCTTTATCATCACGTTTGGCGCCTTATTTATGAAATCGAAGCATTACATGAGGAGGCCGGAAGATGACAACGTATGAAACGAAGCCGGTCGCCAAGTGGAACACGCGCGATTTCCAAGCGTATCTCAAAGCGGAGCATGAACGGCTTTACGGCGTCCCTTACGTTCCGATGCGCGGCTATCAAGCCGAAGCGGGCATGCTCGGACGTTGGGTCGGTACGAAACGAAAGCCGGGCGCATATGGGCCGGGGATAACGAAGCGATTCATCGATATGTGTTTCGCGGATTATAAGCCGTCCATAGAATGGCCGGGCGTCAGTTTCGGATGGATGCAGACGTATATGGGGCGAAACTTGCAGCGGGCGGTCAGCGCAGTTCTAGCGGAAGAGGCAAGAGGCAAACGGAATAACGACGTAGATGATGCGTGGTTCTAGCGCGCCCGGCGGCTGGACGCCGAGAATTAGCGTCCTCCTCCGAGTACATTAACGAACTTCGGTAAATAAACGATAGTTGTAGCGATGATTGCGACTGTTGCGATTTGTTTTGCTAGCGTCATGAATCGAACCTCCTTTCGGTAACTTAGGTGTATTGTACCGCATAAATGAGAATATGTGTTCGGTTTTTATAAAAAATTCGGGAGTGATTGCGGAATGACTGAAACGAAAAAGTATGCGCGGATTAAGAAGGCGGCTCGTGAAGCGGCTTGGTACGCAGATAAAATCGGTCAGATATTCGAAGTAGAATGCGTAGGTCCTACTTATCTTATACGGACAGGACCGAATCATTTATCGGCAATCCGAAAAGAAGACGCTGAGCTTATCATCACTGAAAAGCGCCTGGCCAAAGTTGGTGAGCGCGTGTTGATTACGGTAGCTGCACCGATTGGGGAACAATCCTATGAAACAGGAGATGTTTTCGTAGCAGAATCACTATATGATCCGTTCACTAAAGACATACAAGTTTTAGGAATGCCGGATTTTATCGACTATAACGAATACGAAGTCATCGTCAATAGCGAAGTTAAAAACGAGGAGGCTGACGGAATGGAAAGCGTAAATAAAACGGCTATTGATAGTGCGAGCACAGTATTCGAAAAGGTAGGCGAGGATTATATCGGAAGCAAGTCGAGGTTCGGAGATATTCTAATCGGGTCACCATATTCGGAAGCATTCGTAAAAGCCTACGCAAGTGAGCGCAAAGATGTCCTCGTTATTCCGCAGACAATTGAATATACTGCGTTTCTCCACAACGAGGAAATGAAGAAAGTCGCTACACACGGTCAGGCTCCGATTGTAAGCGCACAAGCACGCCGTGATGAAATCGTTGAGATGGCAAAGGCGGACGTCGAGAAACTGATTGAGGATGCTGGCTCGATATGCCCGGTCTATTACGGTAATTATACGATGCGGGAATGTACAAATCGTGTAGAGTTCGTTGTTAACCGAGAGAAGCGTACCGTTGTCGCTCTGGTCTTCGGAAAAAGTCAGCGTGTTCGTAGTGAATTACGAGAAAAAGGAATCGCCAAAGCCGCACCTAACGACTGATTCAACGTTCACATTGGCAAGGCGATTGCGCTAAGACGTGCGCTAGGCTTGGCGGTGCCGGACGAATACTTGAACGCTCCGCAGCCGACTGAGGTTCGTGTAGGCGACGTAGTTCGTGGAAAGTACGAAGAGACTTACTACCAGAGCTGGTGTGAAGACGAAATCGGCGATGTCAGCTACGAAGGAAAGATTAATGAAATTGCGGATGGTAAATACCGATATGTCGGCGGAGGGTACGATTTTATAGATGACGCTGACCTAACGATTATCGACGACTCACGCGAAGAGGTGGGCGAATGAACGTAAAATATACGATGAGTCAGGCGGAAATCGTCGAAGCTATAGTCGAGTGGCTAAATCGAAAGGGCTACACGGCTACTGGCGGAAAATTCATATGTAACTCGTGGGATCAGAAGGTTAGAGCGGAGTTTACCCTGCGAAAGAATTAACGAAAGGGGGCGCGTAAGTGACGTACCATAAACGCTTGAAAACAACGGTGTTTAAAAAGTATAGCGGGTATGATTGGACTTACGACGCAATGTATCCGGAGCCTCGAGTGAAGGGCGCAGATAAGCGGATGCGCACGAAGAATGAAAGGACGATAAGAAAACGAATTGATCGAAAGGAGGTCCGCGAATATGACTAACGAAAACAATTGCGTACTTGCTAACGGATGCATGGGGGCAGGTACGGCGGCTTGTACGAAACACTGTACGGCTTTCATTCAGATGCACGGCGTAAGCGGAAACGGAGGACGTTCGGCGGCGGCAGGGCTTCCGCGTGAGTACCGGCTCGTGACGCTACAGAATTCGCCAGCGCGCGGTGACCAACCGGAGGCTTATAAAGCGGCTTATGTTTACGCGTCTACATTTAATCGTCAATTCGATCAGCAATCCGGTTCGGTAGCGGCAGCGGATCGCATCAAGTCGCTATACCTCGTAAGCGAATCGCCCGGCACCGGAAAGACGACGACGGCCGCCGCACTTCTTAACGAATGGCTGCGCGTCCATTATAGCGGATCATTGCGGCGCGGACTCGAACCGTTACAGCGGCCAGCGTACTTCCTCGACGTAAATGCGTGGCAGAACGACTATAACGAATTCAACCGTCCACGTGTTCCGGATTCCGTTGCAGAGCCGGCGGCCGCCCGGTATTATCGTGCGCTTGAGGCCGCAAAGAAGGCGCCATTTGCCGTGCTGGACGATATAGGGGTTCGCGATGCAACGGACGGCTTCCGCGGCGATTTGCATACCGTTATTAACGCAAGAATAACGAATCAGCTACCGACGATCTACACGAGCAACATTGCGCTCGATCAGCTTTGGCAAGTATTCGGTGAGCGACGTCTTGCCGATCGGGTGGGCGACCTATGCCGCGAGATTGAATTCGTAGGCGAATCGAAAAGGGGGATGCGTAGATGAAAACGGAATTCACCTTCGGAGATATCGTCTCGGTTGCCGGGTACGAAAATCGGATATTCTACGTCGAGGCTTGGCGCGAAGTAAAGGAAACCGATGAGTGGGGCGTAAGTGAATACGTCGAGTTCGAGCTGACCGACGCCATAAACGGTGAATTCCTCGACGCGTTCGAAACGGATCTGCGGCTAGTATGTCGGAAACAGTTCGCGGAAGATTACCTTTTAGAGTACGACGAGACGAATTATCCGGAGCCGCCGGGCGCGGCGTTTCACTTTACGGATGATTATTCTTTCGGAATAGGTTACGCGAAAAAGGAGGCGGTGGGGATGACGAAAGGGCCAAAGGAAACGCCGAAGACGGCGCGGGTATTAAGTGCGCAGGAAGTTGCGAAACGCAAACGGAAGACTGACGAGTTGCTGGACGAATACAACGATAACATGCGCCTATACGAGACGTTTGGGGATGCAGAGTATAAAGCGAAGGCTGACGGTGTAATGGCGAAATTGAGACGGGAGGCCGGCGAATGAAGCGCAGAATTAGGTACGTTTATACGGATGAAGAGTGGGCTAAACAGGTACGCATAGAAAACGTGATCTTCTTCGTCCTATCTCCGATATACTTACCACTAGTCGCGATTTACTATATCGGGGAAGGCGCTTTATATACGGCGGAGGGGATTGCGTTAGGAGTAAGAGCATTAGTTAAACGGATTTTCTTTCGAAAAAACCGGAAGGAGGCGAGCGAATGAATGCGAAGGAAGCTTCCGAGAAAGCGTCCAATGAGCGGGCTATAATCAACCGAGATACTCGGACAGAGATTTATAAAACAATTAATCGTTTATCTGGAAAGGGGCGTTACCAATGTTATAAAAACATCTCGCATCTTTATAAAGATGAAGTAAAGACTCTCATAAAAGAATTGCGGGCTTTAGGCTATAAAGTACGCCGAGACTCTTTTAACACAATTTATATTCGATGGGAAAGGAAGGAGCGCTCATGAACTACGGAACTCTACTAATATCGAAGGCCATCGAGGCGAACGATCCGAACGCCCTGCTGCGCTTCAATGTTTCAGAAGCCGACTTCCAAACGCAGGGTGAGCGCAAGGCCTTCCGGTACGTTATGGATTACGCGGAGAAACACCGAGGCCAAGCGCCGACGGCTGAAATGCTTGCGAATGAGGTTCCGGACTTCCAGCCGGATTTTAACATCGAAGCCAGCTACGATTACCTTGCGAAAAATCTCAAGGATCGGGCGGCCGAGCGCGAATTTATCGAGCTGATGAACGGCCGTATTGATCCGGAAACCGATCGCCAAGTTCAGGAGCCGCAGCTCGAAAAACGATTTATTGAAGCGCAAAAAAGCGGAGATATGGGAAAATTCTTCGAGTGGTTGACGGGGCAGGCCGAAAGTCTTAAAATGAGAACAAACGTTCGAAACTCGGTGGGTACGGATATCAAGCGTGACATCGACAAATTTAAAACGGAATATGAAAACCGTAAGGCCGGCGAGTCCTTCCGGATCTGGCGCAGCAAATTCGATTTTATTAACCGGGCGATGGGCGGTTACGTTTCATCGAACGTGTACGTGATCTACGGAAAGTCGGGACGGGGGAAATCGGCCATAGCGTTAGAGGAAGTCATTAACTGCGCGATGCAGGGGGCGAACGTTCTGATTTGGTCGATGGAAATGGGCTGGTACGAAGTGCTGGTGCGCTTATATGTATCTATTTCAGGAGAATTCGGCATCGACAATAATCCGTTAGAAGGCGTCAATATGGAACGTGATATCGGTTATTTAGGACCGGGCGGATTCAATTCGCGTGATGTACGTCAGGGCAAACTATCCGATGAGTTCGAGGCGGGTTTTATGGAATTCCTCGATCGGCTCAACGAAATCCTTCCGGGTAATATTACGGTGAGAGCCGTCGACGATGAAGATTTCGTCTCTCGTACATTGCGCGATCTAAAATCGGACATTATCGAAACGAAGGCTGACGTCGTTCTCGTAGATCCGTTTTATTACCTCGATTACGAAGCCAACACGTCAAAGACTGCGGGCGGGGATGCGGCTAATACTTCGCAAAAATTGCGCCGTCTTGCCGGGCATACGAAAGCGACTATCTTTGCGCTGACACAGGCGGATGAGGATGACGAAAAGGCGTGCGACGACGGAGAGCGAGAACTGAGTTTACCGCAACGTAAAGGCGTCAAGAAAACGAAAGCCCTGCTCGAAGATGCTGCGTTATTGATTGCGGTCGATACGAACGCGAAAGAAGGACGCGGCTTGATCGGATTGAATAAAGGGCGCGACGGCGGCGAAGGGGAAGTCGCAGAGATTATCTATCTGCCGCAAATCGGCGTAGTGAAACAGCCGGAAACGGGCGCCGGAGCTGCGGACGTGTTTGAGTTTTAGAACGATTGGAATTTAACGGATGATATTGTCAACAATTACATCTAAATTTTTGAATATTTTCGACAAATTGCGACTGTAATTCTCGTAACAATGTCGTAATATAATTTACAAGTCTCGAAAGGAAGTGTCTCGAATTGCCGATATTAACTTTAAATGGACGTTTTGTGGACGTCGACATTCGGTATGAGCTCGAACAATTCGACTGGACCCGGCCGACATGGGGCGATGAACGCCTGCTGGCCGCCAGTCCATTCAGATACGATCGGACTCCGAGCTTTTACGTATATCTCGAAGACACAGCGTCGGCAAAAGCCGGCTATTGGGGCGACTCGGGCGCCTATGACGAAGAATTTGCGCGGGGCGGGTTCGTTAAACTGCTCGCTTTCCTGCGCGGCGAAACCGAAGACGATGCAATCGATTACTTATTGGAAACGTATGCACCGGCGGCTGAAGGTGGACGTATGGCGTTGCGGCTCCCGAAATTAAAGGCCGTCACGAAGCCGGAACCTTTAGCGGAATCGGTCCTCGCTGACACAACGCCGGGGCCTAACGCTTATCTAACGGGCCGGGGCATTGCGAACGCGGCACAAGAAGAGGCCGGCGTATCACTTGCCGGAAATGCAGTCGCGATTCCCTGGCGGCTTCCTAACGGCCGGCTGGCAAACGTTAAGTATAGGGCAACGAAGGGGAAGGCGTTCTGGTACGTAAAAGGCGGCTTGCCTATCCGGTATTTAGTTTACGGAATGGATCTCGTATATGCGCAGCGGATTAAAAGCGCAGTGATATGCGAGGCAGAGATCGACGCTATGGCGTGGCGGTCTGCGGGTGTACCGGCGATCGGAACAGGCGGCAGCACATTTAATTTACAGAAGGCGGACATAATTGCGCAGTCACCTATCGAATATTTAACGGTGGTTACAGATAACGACAAAGCTGGCGAAAAGTTACGGCGGGAGATTGAGCGTTATTTGATCGGAAAGGTGCGGCTTGCGCACGGTTATATTACGGAGGTGAAAGACGCTGATGAACTACTTATAAAGCGCGGTACAGAAGCGTTGCGAGACGTGTATGATCGTGCGGAGGTCGTAAGAAATACTTTACGTTTAGGTTCGGGAATTCCCGTACTTTAGGTCGGCGGAGGTTGTATTAACCCTCCGTGTTGCTGTCGGATACCTCAATCCAATCGTACAGATCTTCGGGCGCACAGCCGAGCATCATCGCGATATTGTAGGTTCGTTCGATGCTCGGAAGATTCCGAAGGCTGACGTAATCGGACATTTGCGTTTTTGATACTCCGACCATTGCTGCGAGTTGACTGAGACTGATTCCGCGTTTCTTGCATAGTTCGGGTATCCGACATTTGCCGACCTTAAACGTAATAAACACCTCCATTCGTAAAGGTGTCCGTAATATTTTATCTTAATTAAGTATTAATTTCCATTAGATCATTCTTTAACAATTTTAATGACTTTTTCAACTGGGACATCAAGGAATAAACAAATTTTTTCTAAAGTGCCTATGTACATTTTTAAATTCGCTTGCATGTGGTTTTCTTTAATACTGGTTTGGGTGCGTGAGCTTATGACCTGTCTGAGATCGCTCAGGTTCATTTCTTTTTCTTCTAAGGTTTTGAACAATGGGGAAAAATCGACCATTTTAAAAATCCTCCTAAATAAATGTTTACACGTCTAAACATTTTTATTATACTTCAATTATACTTAACGAATAGATAAAAGTCATTCATTAATTCAAATAGGGGTGAAATTACATGGATTCCGTTCGGGATTTTTTGTTTAATAGTATAGAAGACAGGGACGACATTACAGACGATGATCTTGCTCGACATTTGAAGGTAGGGGGAAAACAGGTTAGAAACCTACGGAACGGTGATCGCGAATTGACTTTTAGAAGTTTGCTTATTCTTACACAATTAGTTGATGGCAACAATTACCCTGAACACATCTCTAATTGGTACGATTTACTAGATAGCGACGACTGTATCCGTAATTTATTTGAATACGCGGCTATTACAAGAAATATAGAACTGCTATTATTCGAATGTTTTACTTTTGAACCGGTTTCTTTTTTTTTTAATTCGCGGCTATTACAAGAAATATAGAACTGCTGGATAGACATATAAAAAAATATCAAGATGAAAAGAAATCCACTGTCGAGAAATACATCAAGGTTTACACATTCATCCGCGATTACATGAAAGGAAATATTAGCTTCTATGAGATCGATGATGAGATCGCTAAGCTCACGACACTTAAAAACCCCAAACTTAAGCTTCTAATTGAAATATACGAGTGTATTTCTTTACTACAAAGACGAGAATTTTCATATGTACTCGCAAAGGCTTCTGAAATTGAAAAACGTATCCGAAAGATGAGCGATAAAACTCAATTATTCGAAAAGGAATGTTACTTGTACAGAGTTTCAGAGGTATTAGCATTTACACATTTATTTATGAATAATTTAGATGAAGCAAGGCACTATTCACACATCTTACTAAATGCTAAAATTAACAAAAGAGTTGATTCTGACGCTCTTTATATATTAGGAATGACCAATTTACTGCACGATGAAGAACTATGCCTCCACTACTTAAAGCGTAGTTTATCCGCAGCTGAAGAAACGGGGATAGCTAGATTAGAGGGGTATGCATACTACAATTACAATTTCGCGAAAATTCTGATGTCCCGCAGCATCGATGACAACGCGCCTAGACCACTTCTTGCTGTTCAAAAGTTTCGTAATAATGAAATTAGTCAGGATAAAGCTCAAGAAGTAATTTTAGAAATGGGAGATCCTGATCTGTTTTTTTTTTAAAATTCTGATGTCCCGCAGCATCGATGACAACGCGCCTAGACCACTTCTTGCTGTTCAAAAGTTTCGTAATAATGAAATTAGTCAGGATAAAGCTCAAGAAGTAATTTTAGAAATGGGAGATCCTGATCTGACTACATATTTCGAATCGTGTTGCGGAAAAGAAAAAAGACACAAAAAGTTTTGCGAGCTGGTGTCCACTTCTAATCTTTTCTTCGCAGTTATTATTGTAAGGGATATGATTCAGTCCGGGGAGAACAGCGACTTTGTCAAGACCCTTACAGAAAACCTAAAAACTGTAGAAAAGGGAGATGTTGTTTTTGAAGAAGATTTTATTTGTTGCTTTAATGTGTGTAGCTTTGGTGTCAGGAGTGCTTGCGCTTAATGCTAATGAGGGCAGCAAGGAGGTAGCAATAAACGCAATAGGGGGATAATTATTTCTAAGGGCCTGTATCAAACAGGCCTCTTTTTATGTTTACATGTTTGAACATATCTGTAAATTTACAATCTTGTTCCTTTTCAAATAACTTCAAAATATATGTGCTAATATATGGTCATGGAAGAAAATAATAAAAAAATCTTTCCTGAATGTGTCCATTCTGATATGTGCATTCGCAGTTAATATTGAAAGGGGAAATCACATTGCAAAATAATGAAAACTTAATAATCTTGATTGACGATTTTCGAGAAAAAGGAGATCAAAACTCGTTCAATGAGGTTTTTGAATACTTCCGGCCGCTAGTTCGGAATCTCGCTAGAAAATATGGTCGAGGATGTCCGATCTTGTTCGATGAAATTGTAAGCGAGCTGAACGAGAAGATATGGCGGATCGTTGAAAAGTTCGATAAGACTCGATCGAGAGAAGTAGTCGGTCATTTTAAGCTCCATCTTTCGCGGGCAGCAATCGATGTAACGCGGATGAAAAATGGGACTTATGCAAAGAAACGGGTACTGTTAGATGCTTCGGCGGAAGAGAATGCTGCAACATTCGAATCTGATTCCGATGATCTAATGGAGGATCACGTAATTGCGATGATTGATGGAGAAATAAAAACGGACCAAGATAAGCTGCAACTTATCAAGGCCCTAACGGAAAATTCCTGCTCACTAACGACTGCAATCGTTAAGGAGCATCTTGCAAGCGAACGACCTACATACGCTTCGATCGGCAGTAAGGTAGGCGTCCATTACAAAAAAGTAGAACGTGTAATCAAAGGGTTAGCGAAAAATTTCGACGCTTCTCACCACGGCGAACTTAACGCTTTTCTATCTGTGTAACACACGCTATACGCAGCTAGGCCCGAAGGACTTTCGCTACGTCCTCATTGTATTGCATATTGTCAACGAATTCAAGCGAACAATTATGCGAACATGTCCTCGGCCTAGTGCGATTATCCTTAAAATAACGGAGGCTAACGTACTATGCATACATCGAATTTACCCACATTTAACGAATCTCAAACGCTTTTAGCGCTAGATGAGCGCAAACTCACCGATTTAATTTACCAAGGCGCATGGCCACACGATGAAGACCCGGCCGACTATCTTCCGTCTACTCCGATTAAGGCGGTGCGCGTCGGATGAAACATTACGAGGTCACAAGACACGCCGTTGATCGTGCGGTAGAGCGGTTAGGGATTAGCCGTGCGCAAGCGGGTTCACACCTGCGGCAGTTAATGCAATCGGCTGTTTACGTAGGCGATCAAAGTAATCACGAAGGAAGAACCGCCAAGGTGTTCGATCATATAAAAAACAGAACACGAATGATTGTAGATGGTATTCGTGTCGTAACCGTTTATAAAATGCACGAAGGATTAGCGCCAATCGACGCTACGCCATCCGGATATCCCAATCCAATTAACGGTCTTCCTGACGAACTGAAGGCGTTAATCAAACGTAAATCAGGCGCCATTATCGTCCGCCATAAACGCGAATTACGAAGCTTAACGATTCAGCTTGCGGAGAAGAACCTCGAAATTGCGCAGCTCGAATTAAACCGCGCAAAAGCTCGCGCACATAAGATTATCGCAGTCATTGACGCAAAGATCACCGTTGCTCGTTCTGAATACGCATCAATTAACGAAAAAGCTACCACGATTAAATCCGAAATTGAATCGATTGAGAAAGGCGTAGCGGCGTATGTCTGATCTTTCGTGGGTGGGACCGATTGCCGCCGTCATCATCGGATTAATACTTTTCGGCATGTGGACGCAAAGTGGCGAAGACGACGCATCATAGGCGCGTCGCGTCCTCGGAGAATGTCGGGGCGGCCGTTAGGTAATCCGTGTCGCGTCGCTACTGCCAAGCGCTGGCGGCGTTTCGGGCGCAGACACCGGCATTTTGCGAGGGCGAAAAGCCTTAATAAAAACGTAGGGGGAAAACGAATGACACAATTTCAGACAGGCGCAGAGGCACTCGGTTCATTAATCGGAGGTAATGGTGGGGGTTCGAATAAAGAAAAGGCCGAATTTACACGCCTTGGTGAAGAGCCGATTAAGGTTCGCGTCAAAGGTCCATTCGATTTAATGCGTTACTTTGCTTACGGAGTACACAAACAGGTCAATACGTTTATTGCGAAGAATCCTCCGACTTACAACAAGGACGGATTTGCAAGCGGAAACCTAACCCCGTGGGATAAAGCTTCCGATTACTATTATAAATTAGCACAGAAAGAGCCGGATAAATCAGCGAAACGGCTTGAGCTTTCTGCGCTCGGCTATAGATTCCGTGCGAAACCGCGCTATATTATGGGATTCTACGACCTAGAGTCCGGAAAAGACATTATCGTTGACTTTACGAAGAACCAAGCAATGGCGGTGTACTCAACCATTCGCGAGTATGTCGAGCTTGATAAGCAAGGCAACGTCATTGATGGCGGTGAGCATGAAATTTACGATATGGCGTTTAAGCTCTCGAAGAAAGGAAGCGGCACTAACACGACTGGATCACTCGCGCCAATCATTAACCTCTCGAAAGGTTTGACGGCAGAAGAACAAGCGAATCTTGAAGCTTCCGCAGGCCAGCCATTCGATACAACTATGTTTGACGGTGTATTGTACGAAATGGACGAAGAAGAAATGACTAAGTCGCTCGTCAAAGCAGACTTCGATATCAGCATTCTCGGATTAACAATCGGTGGCAGCGCGGCAGAATCTAACGAAGCTCCTGCCGAAGATTCATTCGGATTTTAATCGCGATCAGACATAACCAAACGAAAAGGGGGCGCTCATATGGCGCATAAAGCAGAAGATACCGGCAAGTATTCGGAGCTGATCGCTCGTGCTGCGCTGCTGGCTAGCGGCTGGCAGGCGGTCAGTACGTCCGAAACGGAAGAGGCATTCGATATTAGCGCAAAGTGTCCGTTGAGTGGCGAGTGGAAAACGTTTCAGGTGAAGACGATTTATGATCGAAAGAAGCGCGGCAGCCTCATCGTTCAGGCGCGGAAAAGCGATCGGACACCGTATAAGCTCGATGAAGTCGATTACTTTATCGGTGTGCTTATCGGACGCGGTCCGGTGCCTACCGTGTGGATGTTCGAGAACCGCGAGCTCACCGAGTATTGGGGGCCGCAGTCGAAGGATGGCAAACGGTGGGTTCGGATGGATTTGAATTTCCGGCGCGAAGACGTAGATCTTACGAAAATTAACGAATCGGAGGCGGTATGATGGCGAAATTAAACGGCGTTAAGACACTCGATATGGTGAACGGTGAAATTACGAAGGTTGCGTATGGCGGTTCGGAATATGTGAAGGCGGAAGGTTTACCGAAGATGGGCGATTTGGTGCTGGCTCAGAAATGCGGTTACGACATTACCTACGGCGCTTTCTACAAAATTACGGAGGACGCCGACCATGAGGAAGACGTTAGATTCTTGGACGACGTAGATGATGGGCGGGTTAGAGATGTCGACGATTACGTACTCTTCCGCAAAGTAAGCGCCGTAACCGCAGAAGCTGAGCGTCTGAAGGTCGGTGATTATGCGAAGGTGGTCCGTGAGGAATGGGGTCATCAGTATCGAACAGATGACGTAATCGAGTTAATTGAGGAGGGGTACACCCCGAATTTTAAAGCGCGACGTCTCTTAGACGGAGAAGTTTGGTGCGTCGCTGCGTCGGAAGTTGTACGCGCCACTGACGAAGAAGTTGCCGAAGCTAAAGACACAGCAGCACGCGCTAAATTTAAAAGAGGCGATAAGGTGCGGTTGCTTTCAGGCGGCGGAGACTACCCTCTTAGCGGATTTGAGAACGATAAGATTTACGAGGTTTTATATAATAACTTCAATCACCCTAAGGGTAAACGTATTCGAATCGCTGACAGTACCGAGAGGTTCGGCTACGCAACGCCAGATCAGCTCGAAATTTTATCCGAAGAGGAAGCCGCCGAAATCGAGCGCAAGCAAGCCGAAGAAGCGAAGTGGGCGAAGATTGGGCGCAAGATTGGCGAGTATAAGAAAGGCGATATCGCAAAACTAACAATCAGAAGTGGCGATATTTTCTTCGGTGAGATTACCGGACTTAGAGGAGGCAACTACTACGGTTTCAAGCATTTGCACGCTAAATACGGAACTACGTCTGAGAATACGCGAGATTTAACACTCATCACGCCAGTCGAGGCGCGCTTTGACCGATAAGCCGGCCGCCGTCTGCGCCGCATGTAACGCTAACCTTTACGAAGGGCGATCCGCAATTTACGATTCGCTCTTCGAGGTTTATGCGTGCGGGTCGTCTTGCTGGTCGGAGTGGTATTCGGAAAATGAAGAGGAATATAAACGAAGATGGACGGAGGCGGTCGATTTATGAAGCGCTATAAGTTTAACGTTGATTGGTGGCTGTTGATGGCGGGGTGTGTTCTCATCGCAATATTCACAAGCATCGTAATTATTTCCGTATTAGACAACGTATTCGGTGTATAAAAACGCAATTACTTCGTGAGGAAGGAGGACGACGGATGGAAGGCTTACGGTTAAACTTGAACGCGCTTAAGCCGGCGGCACCGAAATCAGACGCAGTAATTGCGTTTTTATACACCGAATACGTTGTCTAA